AAATAGAATATAAAAAAAGGGACCTGAATTTCTTCAAGCCCCAAACAGAAAAATAATGACAAAATAGCCAAGATTTTAATAAAAAAGGAGCCTATAAAATAAACAGACTCCTTTATGTATTTATACAAGGTAGATTTTAGACTGCCGTAAAATCGCCGTAAATAATCGCGTCCGGTCTGTGAATTGCAAGTCCTACTTGCGCCTCAATTCTCGCCGTGATATTATTTTTAGTGAAATTATCCGCATCCTCAGTTGAAAACTGAACACTTAATCCCTCTGTAACGACTTTCTTAACTGTCGACCAGTCTCCTACATAGTATTTGTTTGTAGCTAACCAGTTTGCTTTTACAACTGCAATTCCCAAGCAACGTAACACGCCACCGTCGTAAGTCCACCCTAAAGGTAAGCCATAACCGGCTCCGGTAGATTTTTCGATTTTAAGCATATCGTAGTAGTCTGCTGTAGTTAAAACAATTCCGTCTACGTCATGGTCTAAAGCCTCTAAAGTTGAAACCTCGGCCATAATCATTTCGGCTTTGTTTTGACCTGTAATTACCTCAGTCGACGCCGTAGCTCCAGCTAATAACACAGCATTAAAACTTGAGCTTTCAGCTTTCATATAATCTCTACGTAACGCTCCAGGTAAGAACGATTCTAAGTACTTGACATTGTTTGCCATTTTCTTAGAATAACGCGAGAAACCAGCTAAAAAGTCAGTCGTCACGTCTACATGAGTGAAATCATAATCTCTCTGAGATTTTGACGCTCCCTCGGTTTGGGTAGCGATAGCTCCCTCTCCAGCTCCCTCTCTTGGGAAAGTATAAGTACCTCCCGAAATTGGAATAACACCTACTAAGTCAGAAAAAGCTACTTTTTGGTTAGGGACCTTTGCAACGATGTTACTAAAGTCTCTCTCCTCGTCTCCGGTAATGTTCGCCGTTGTCATGTCTCCTACAGCTTTAATCTCTAGGTCTACGCTAACGCCTTTTTTAACGGTTCCGATTCTCTCGAAATTATCTTTAATAGCCGTCTTAATTTCGTCTACTACGGTCTTTTGCTTTGTTTCGCCAAATGCTCCGCCTTGTAGTTTTACGTCTAGAGCGTCTAAATGTTTTTGTTGAGCCTCGGCTAATTCCTTAACCGTTTTAAGCTCTAATTTAGCGTCCTCTCCTGACTTCTCGACTAACGCCTTAATGTCAGAATCTAATTTTTCGCCGATAGCTGTCTTAAATTCAGCTATTGCGTTTTTTACATAGTCAGCACTTTTGCCGTCTAGTTTTTTTTCTAAGCCCTCCAGGGCCTCTTTTAATTCTAATTGGTCCATAATTTAATTCGTGGATTTTGTTGAAAAATTGTTAATTATATCTATATACGGCTTATTAGTTTCAAGCGTGTCGTTAGACGGCCCCTGACTTGTAATAAGTGTTTTTTTACCTAGCTCGAAAGCGTGTTTTTGTAAATCTTTTAAGGCTAATTCTAATAAAACAAAGGTTCCATCGGTAACGGTTCCCTTTTTAAAGAATTTCATTATTTGCCCTATTTTTGCGTTTGTATCTTCTAGAGTCATCGATTTAAAACCGGTAAACTCCGCCTGGTCGTTGCTTGGGATCGTTACATTTGAACCCTCGTATAGTTTAAGCTCTTTTAAACATCGAGTTCCGGATTTTAGCTCCTTGTCTATAGTTATAAATCCGATTGAGTGTTGCTCGATAATACCAGCCTCATACAATTTGATTGCATCATTTGAATAAGTCGTATCTATTAATGGCTCAGACTCAAAATAAAGCCCTTTGCTATCTTCTTTTAATACGCTAAATTTTCCGTGAGGCTGTGCAAAATTATGCTGATTAAGGAAAAATATTTCTCCTCGTCTCTCGTTTAATGTTTTGCTGAAAGCCCCTTTTAATACGACGTCATTATCTCGGTCGATATTATCAAAAGTCGACAAATATCCGGTAACAACTCTGTTTTTAACATCTATGTCTTTAACAGCTCCGAAATTGTTGTCTTTGTAAGTGAGTAAACTTTTCATGTGTTCAAAGTTAATAAAAATATTTATACACTCGTTTTTATTATTCGGTCCGAGTAATATATTTTCCTTGCACCGTAAATCTATGATGAGTTAAACCTGTAAAGTCGTCATTTAGATAAACCTCTAAATACTCGCCTTGATCGAATTTGACAATTACCGGCTGGCCGGCTTTTGAAAAAGTCCATCGAATACTACCTACCTCGTCGCCTTGGCCTATGTCAGAGTGTGCATAATCGTAACAATGACCCATCCAATCGGCATTTGATAAGATTGGAAATGCTGTATATTCCTGTATCACTTCGTCGCTACCATTCTTTAAAAATACTCTAACGCCGTTAGTTAGTGCTAATCCGTTTCCGTATAGCTCCATATCAAAGGACCCTGAGTCCTGGAGCATAATTATAATTCTGTGTATTTCTCCCCATCCTGTAGAATCTGAAATCCTAAAGCTCTGAGGCGTCGACGAATAGTCTCCTATCGCGTCCGTTGTTCCTGTTCCGTTTCCGACTGTATCTAACAGCCTGAAAATTCCGTCTTTTCGTGCCATTGTTTTATGTTTTTAAAATTAATTTACCGTTTTTATCTCTCCTTGGTTTCGGTGCAATAGTACACCGGCAATTTATTGTATTACTTGGGTGTCCTATAGGGTCCACCGGGTACATTATCTCGTCAATATCTCCATTTTGATTTTGAACTTTAAAAAGCACATCTTTAGGGAGTGTCACGCCATCCATTTCAATATGGTCGTATTCGTTCTTAGAGTCGCCGTCTCTCGTTCTGTGGTCGTTTGTGGCGATCCAAACTTTATCAATAATTAATCGGTCACTCTCTAAGGCTTTCCAAGACGCGTAATTACTTGCGCTAGCCGTCTCGGTTCTAGAAATTCTCTCTAATTGCCAATAATATAAGCCTGTTTTGTCTCCAAAATTATCTTCTAAGTCGTGAATAGTTCTATTTAAAGGCTCTCCGCTAGCGATTTTATCTCCTAGAAATTGGATAACGGCGTCAATAAATGTCTGAGTCATCGTCTTTATTTTATCGCCTCCGTAAGTTTGTAGGTATAATAAAACAGCCTCCGCGAAAAGTTTACCGAATAATGGATTAACCGCTTTTAATGTAATGGTATTGTTTTCAATCCCTTGAAGTATTTTTTTTCCTTGAGCCGTTCCGACTACAGTATAAAGAGATAGAATCACATCGAAAACAGCTTTTTCGGTAATTCCTTTTTTTACTTTGTCTTTATAGTTGTTTTCGGTAGCTCCTTTTAAAGACTTATTTAGAATCGTTCCAAATCCTTTTTGTAGAATCTTAAAAGAGGCTTTCTCGTATTTTTCCAATAAATCAAAATACCATTTTTTATATTGATCGGTAGTCATTTTTTATCTTTTTAATGGTCTCCTATACATACTACCTCCTCTTAAAGTAAAGTCCTTATTTCGTCCTTTATTCTCCACAAAACCAAAACGCTTATAAAACTTTATTAATCTAGACCTTGAGGTCGTTCCTATATCCTTGTCGGCTACGGACGGAATTAATTCTATTAAATACTGATTATTGTCGGCTATATCGGTTAAAATATTCATTATTCTAGACCCAATACCCATCCCTCTATATTTTTCCTCAACTTCTATCATATCTATAGACATTTTACCGTCTTTTTCAGAAATAAATAAAGTTTTAAGACCCTCTATTTCTTTTTCCATTTTATAGCCGTATTCCGTAAGGTCTGAGCCTTTTTTTCCTCCGCCTCCTTTTGTCCATTTACCATCCTTATCTCTCGATTGATTAGGATTGAATCCGGCTTTAATAGTTATGTCTCCAGGGTCATTATAAAGCTCTAAAGATTTAATAATGGTTTCTGTGAAATTGGATTTTTTCTTAATAGGCCGTTTAAAATAAGCCATTTCGTTTATATCGTTTACGTCCCATCGGACGTCCCTAATTTTTACAAGTTTTCTTAAAACTATCCAAGGCTCATTTGTTGCTGAGTCCTCTCTATAACTAGCGTGTTCTTTAGCATAAGTCAAACTAAGAGAAACCCAATCGCCATTGTTTATTTTTTTGACTCCAGGAGGTACAGCCCTGTAAATCCATGTATCGCCGTCGGGATTGTCGCGAGCGTCTAAGATTGCTCTCATGCTTTCACGCCCTGACCGACCACCTGAAAAATTGTAGTGATGGATATTTTCGTAAAAGTCACGAGGAGCCATATCGCCCTCTAAAATATTATGCAAAGGTTCGGAATATTCCTCAGAGACTCGATGGCCTCCTCTATAATCTTGATCGCCGTCTATGTCTGTAGCCGAATCAGTAATGGCTATTTTGCTCCATTCTCCGTTTTGGCTCCTTGGCTGGTTTGGGTCAAATCCAGCTTTAGAATTTAAATTTTTTTTTTCAGAATTTGGAGTCATCGGCTCCGGTTCTTTTAGAGCATCCTCTAGAGTGTTTAACTTTCCTGGAGTCGTGAATAAATCCATTAATGGATCGTCTGAGGCTGGATAATTTAAAGCGTCTCGATATTCAGCTCTCGATATTACAGCGTCTTTTAATGCTTTTGTTAGCCAGCTTGTTAAAGTAGACATATCTAATTGCATTTCCGGGAGGTTAGACGCATCAAAGTAAATAACCGTATTTTGGTATTTCTTATATCTTGGTAACACCTTTTCGTTAAAAGCCCTCTCTAATAATTCAAGGTCCGGCATAATATCGTCGGTTACGACTTGCTTTCTAAACTCCTCGACGTTCTTATATTTTGAGCCGTCATCATTATTAAGGAGTTTGTCGCTCCATCCTAATACATTACAAAGTTGCTTTTCATCGTATTTAAGAAACTCAAAGGGCTTTAATTCATCGGTCGTAAGTGTCAATCTTGTAAATCCTACCTCCGCACTGACGCCAGCAATTCGAGAAAGTCGCGCCGGGTTATCGTCCATTTCTTTTAAACGGTCTTTTAATTCTGTGGCTTGCTCAGGCTGTAAAGGTGTGGTTTTTCCGTGAATAAATCCATAAGCACCGCTATTTTTAAGCGTCTTAATGTTCTGACTCATTCCCTCGTTAGAGCTTTCAATATTTTTTAATGCCGATTTTAAAGGAGATTGCCCGTAAAGGTGTTCTCCGTCGACGCTAAAATTAGGATTAGAGTATTTTATATGGATAACATTTTCCTCTTTAAAGTCTTTAAAAACAGCCCCCTCGATTAGCCTATAAAAAGCGATCGGGTTTTCATCTAGTAACATATTAGCGTTAGGCTTTAGAACTATGTTTATCAAATGACTAGGTAACAAATAAAAAGCGATCGGCTCGCCTTTATTATATCCTCCCTCCGGAGCTACCATGTAAATATAAACGTTACCTGTAAGTTTTAGAAAGGTTTTGTATAGCGATATAAACTCCGGCCATGACTGAAAAACGTTAGGCTTTTTTAATGGCATTTCAAAAGTTTGTTCCTGTTTAAATGCTTTTTTCTTTAATCGATTTACTAAGATTTTAACCTGTGGGTCTGTAACGTTTTTTCTTTTAATCTCCTGTAGAAAGGTTTTAGATTTTTGCTCGTCCTCGACTTTTTTAACATGAAAAGGAATACTAGCCGATTTTCGGGCCTGTTGGTTTACTATAGAATAAACTATTGAGTTTACATTATATCCCTCGTCTATGTAGGTTTTAGCTTTGTCATCATAACCGGACCCAGCGTCGCCCACTAGACCGAAAAAAGCCTCGTTATATTTGTTAGATGTTTTATTTTTGTTCTCGTCTCTTTTGAAAAAAGAAACAATATTACTTTTAAGTCTGTTAAGAATCATCCTCCTTGAGTTATTTTTCAAAGTTACTAAATTTTTTCACTCAAAATTAATGTAATTTTAAAATGTGAATATTTCAGGCTTAACCTCTTGCTCCACTACTCCAGTTATTGCGTCGGGACCGTCATCAAATTTATTAGCTTTAAACAATTTTTTATATTTAGTTAGTGCGTTATAAAACTCAGGCCACCGCAAAAACCAGTCTTTAGGCACAACCACTAGTCGGTTAACCGTCGCACTATTAGAAAATATACGAGCCTCTTTATTATTAGACTGGTGGAACCATTCGACATGACCGGTAACTCCTTTTTGAACAACTCGAGCAAAACCACGCCCTCCGTTATTACTTTCTATATTCGCTAAATTTACGCCGTTTCTATTGAATAAATTTATAGTCGCTGGCTCTGTTGCCTCCATTGGCTCGTCGGTGTATAGAACGTCAGTAATATAAATATGATTATCCGTTTTCGCTAAAGGAATAGCATAACAAATCGAACATAATTTGTCGCTCCCGGTGTCTGCTGTGTCTGTATAGTTTTTGATTTGCTTAACTTCCGGTAATTCGGCGTATGTTTTAAATTTGGAGTATAAAAGCCCCTCTTTACTTTCCGGATTTCCTTGATATAAACAGTTAAATTTTTCTATGTCAAGCTCCCTAGCTGACAAAAGAGTCTCCAAACCGTGCCTATTTTCCCAAAGTGGCTCTCCTTTCTCTCTAGGGTCTATATCTGTAGGCTCACTTTCTTTTATGGCCTCAAAATTAACCTTAAACCATTGGTCATGTTTTAGCTTTTTAGTATGAACGTCGTTAATGCTTTTTATCTCAATTACTTTACCTTTCTCCTCTAAAAGACCGATTAAATCCTCCTCGTGCCACCTAGTAAAAACAATTAATTGCTGGCTGTCATTATGGAGCCGAGTTTCTACTACCGTAGTGTACCAGTCCCAAACTGACTCACGTATTATCGGACTATTAGCCTCCATATAATCTTTATAGAGGTCGTCCATAATCATAATATCAATTTTGGATCCGGTTAAAGCTCCTCCACGACCTACAGATTTAAGCCCTCCTTTTTTATCTACGATTTCAAATTCGCTTGAGTTTCTGAGGTAATTAGACGAAACCGTAACCACGTTAGACGAGTTTAATTTCGTGTCAGGAAAGGTGTTATAATAATCTTTTGTATCGATAATCCGTTGTACGTCTCTATTAAATTTACTCGCAAAAGTAGAGTTATAAGACGCTATTCCTATTTTAATATCCGGGTTTAATCCTAAAATATAAGACGGTAGCCTACGAGTCGATCCCTCACTTTTTCCGTGTTGAGGTGGCATGGTTACCATCAGTTTTTTTATTTTCCCTTTCGCGAATAAATCTAAAAGCTCGTAGTATTTTTTCATGTACGGCTCTACCTCGAATCCATCAAGTGAGTTTTTTGTAAAGTCTAGTAAATGGTCCCTGGAGTCATGTAGGGAAATTGTATAAAGCAAGCTATTAAGCTCTCGGTCCTCTGCTTTAGTTAGGGACATTTTGATTTTTTTTCTCTATTAGTTCTATGGCTCGTTTTTCGGCCTCCTCTCTAGATAGATTTAAGCTCTCGTTATTAGTTGTTATATCCGTAAAAGTTTGGCTTAATCGTTTTCTCTCCTCTGTAGTTCCGAGAAGTTTATAGAGACCCATTTGTAAAGTAGCGTTATCTGAGGCCTCCCATTTTTTGCGGAGTTTTACCTTAGTGTTTATTTTATTATCGTCGATAATCTCTTTTATAGAGTCGTATTCGTCGGAGTCAATCGGAAACCATTCGTAAAAAGTACTTTTATGTATTGGTAATAAAGAGACAATATCCTCGACGAAAATTAAGTTTTTATCCTTGGTTACTTTTAGAGCCTTTTTGTAAATTTTTTCCTTATCGTGTGCCATAACTAAGTAAGTGTTAATTGTTCGCTTGGTTCCGGAATTACTACGTTAAACATTTCTAAAGCGAGCTGTCGGGCCTTGAGGTGCATTTCCTCTTGTTCGGTTGTTGAATTATCTCTAGTGCTTTTAGACGCCCTTATAATTTCTCCGGTTTCCTCGTTTACCTTTTCTACAAAGTTACAATTATATTTTAAAAACTCGTGAGTTTCTGAATTTGAATATATTTCGCCCCATTCGGTAAGTATTATATTTTTCCATATTGGGACCACTACACCCCAGTAATAAGCGTTTTGGTTATTGGATCGTTTTTTTCTGTTTAGGCTTAGAGTAAATACGACTGTTTTTCCCTCAAATTGCTTTATAGCTTTTTTTATAAGGTTGCGGTTTCTTTTAAGGTTTCCGTTTTCTACTTTAGATATTATCTCTACTTTTTTCATTTGCTTTTTTCATTCGTTCCTCCCATAATTTAGTTGTTTGTTTTTGGATAAACGAATACGGCGCACCTGTTTTTTGAAATATCTCTTTATCGGTTTTCCCTTTTAGAGCCATTCTTTGAATAGTCGGGAGGTGTTCTTTATTTTTATCGGCTCTTTTTAAAATGTTTTCTCTTGTCATTTTTTATCGGCTTTACGTTCTTTATACCAAACATTTATAACAACTAACACAATTAAAAGCAACTCGAAAGCCTCTTTATATTCTTGTTTATAGCTACCAAAATATACGGCTCCTAAAAAAAACACGACTAAATATATCTTTGTTGTTATTGTCATTTTTTAAAGATTAATTCCTCGCCTGTTAAAGCAAAGTATAAGTTTTGTAATTGGTGTACGTGTTGTTTAACAACTGTAATTGTTTGGTGTGCTGAAACATGAATTATGCTTATAAACCAAGACATATCTTTTGTTAATGTACCACTAAAACAATTAGCAGAAACTTGCATGATATATTCTCCACATTCCATTTTGTTATCAATAAACCCAAAATCTAACAACCATTTTTCTGTTAGTGGTATTGGTCTTAAATCTATATAATCGTAAAGCCCTTGAATTTCTTTACCTAAAACAGATACGGCACATCCTGTTGTTTTTATTTGTTTAATAACGTAGGTATTAAAACATTCATCATACGATGGCTCGTGAACATAATTCCCTATTCTTAATTCGTTTGCTTTCATTTTACGCATTTATTTTAATGGAGTTTTTAACCACTTCTAAAATTGTTTCGTCTATAGTCGCATTAATAACGCCCCGGTTATTTATTATTCGATCCTCACTAAAACCCCTTAATCGGAGTTTCATTGTTATTTTATCCTCTAGCGTCATTTTTTTTATTTTTAGCATTTTCAATTAGTTTTATGGTTTCAACTATATCCGATCCGTGTACGTAGTCGGACTCTATGCTACACTTATAGCCTTTCATAGTGTCATAAAGTTTAAGGATTAAATGTTCATTTCCTGAAATAACACTCCTGTCTATGCCTCGTATTAAAGGATTAAGGGTCTTAACATCTACCTCAAATTTTTTAATTTCTTTTCGGATTTCATCGGATTTTGATTTCCAAGAAAAATATCGATTAATAAATAGTTTTGATACCAAGGTTAAAGCACCCACCCAGCTAGCCATTTTTAATAACAACGCTCCAAAGTAAATACCTAAGCCCCAAAGAGCCATTTCCGGAGTATCTTTTAAAATTTCTAATAGTTCTTTTATAGTTTCCATCTTGATTTTTTTTAATTACAGCTAATAGTATAATACATATTTCCGTCGAGATCGAATAAACCCTCCTCTTGACATTCTACTGCATCAGAGCTTATTTGTATATGCTCAAATGATAACTGAGGTAGTCCGGTCACGGGATTTGTGATGACGCTCTGTTCTATGTCGTACACGCTTTTTATACATTCGCAGTCTGCGTCCATGTCATCGGTAGAGCATGACGCCGTAATTAATAATAATAGTAATAGTAATTTTTTCATAATTTTATGTTTTAAATTCTACAGTTTTAAGTATTTATAAGCTGAACTTCTGTTTTCTTCAACTTCTTTTTCAGTTAAAATTTTAGCTTCGTGTTTTACACGTTTTTTAATATCCTTTGGAATATCTTTAATCGCCTTCTTATAATTTTTTGATGCCATATTCTACTGTTTTGGTGAATAATTAATTTCTAATTGTGTTTTATTTTTAGGCTGTAAATCATTAACAGCACATCCAAAACCATTACATTCAAATAACGGTTGTGGCTCTCTACCTTTCATCATTGAAATATCTTTTACATGTGGATAATCTTCATGCGGTTTTAAAAAAACTAATTGATTACCAGTTTCTTTAGCTTGTTTGCTTTGGTCTTTGGTCATTGTAACTGGCTTTCCTTTTAGATTTGTTAAATCATGTTCAACTTTTGCCATAGCTTCAAATTTTAAAGGAAATTCTCTTTTCATTTTTTGCCAGTACCCAATTCCACCCTGTACGCATCCTGTCTTAAAACAATTATTGTTATGAAAGCCATATTTATACATTACAGGAATTTCGATTCCACTTGATTCAATTATTTCAATACACTTCTTTTTTGAATATCCAAACAACAGTAACGGATAAATTGGTTTTGCTGTTTCATAATTAAGCGTCATAGATTTAGCTCTTTTTGGCTCGTCAATATCAAAACCAAATATTTGATGTTTAAAACTATTTTCCTTTTGCCATTTTAACCTAACATCGCGTTTTAATTCACTTGAACAAATAGCACCATTGGCGACATTTAAAGATTTATAATGATACCAAACAGATTGAATTGTTTTAAACTTATCTCCCAAACCAGTTATAATTTCAATCTCTTTTAAATACCATCTTTCACAATCATTTTTAAACCTGTAAGTTTCTTCATCCTCATTACCAGTATCAATAAAAATTATTCGGCATTTATCTAATCCATATAAATCAATAGCAAGTTTGCAAGCGACTGCACTTGTAACTCCACCTGACCACCAACAAATAATTTTATCACTCATACTACAGTTATTAAGATACCTTACAAAAGCAATCGAATGAAACATCATCCAATAAACTTACTTGCGTATTAGCATCGTTATTAATTTTTATTAAATCTTCAATCGTTAAATTATTTCTAACATCAAACATAGTTTGTATGCCTTTTGATTTAGTCCGCTCCATTCTATTCCACCAATCCACATTCAAACCCTCTTTTAAAAGCATTACTCTCTTTTTCTTAGACTTCAAAAAGCAAAAATCACAATTACCCTGATGCTCTAATAGATTAAGGTTAAACGCTTGCCTACTCCACCAGTCATTTACTAACTGTCTAGTAACTCCAATTTCATTAAGTGGATAAACAAATCCTTTTTTAGATCCTAAACGATGTTTTTCATCGGCTCGAATACCTATTGCAGTCAAATAGTCTTTACCAATTATCGATTTAGCGTATTTATGAATTGGCGATTCTTTTAATTCTCTAGTACAATGGCGGTATAATTTCGACGGCAAGCCATATTTATCAATTACAGCTTCAAAAGGTTCTCCATTTCTTGATGCATCCACAAAGTTTGTGATCTTAAATGTCGTACCTTTTCCCTTAATTGGATTAACAACAGCTTCAATCCAAACAATACCAAGTTTGAAAACAACATCTAATTCTTTAAGAAATAATAGAGTTTCTTCTTTTTCTCTGCCAGTATTAGCAAAGACAAAAATCAATTTTCGCTTTGGAAATCTAGTTTTTAAATATACAGACATAAATGCTGATGTTTTTCCACCGCTTACGCTTACTAATATTGGCTTATCTGTTGTCATAGATATTACAGTTTTAAAAGTTTATCGGTATTAATCCAAAGTCGAAATTTGCTTTCAGTTCCTTTAACTAAATATGAATTGTCACCACCATCGTATTCTAACACTTCGCATTTAGGTTTTGATGGCATAACTGATTCATGCACTATTCCAATTTCTCCAATTTCAAATTCGCTCATGATTACTACAGTTTTATATTATTGGTTTCATTGGTAATGGCATCCAATCACAAACATTTGAAATAGGATAATAATATTCAGATTCTAAGCATTGTGAACGCCATCCTTCTTTTACAAAATATTGGTCTTTATCTTCGCAATAGTCAAAATCATCTTCTACATCAAAATCGGCTTCGACTTCATGTTTACGACAATACCAACCCATAGTTAATAACATTACACCTCTATCGTTTTTGTAAGCGATAAGGACTAATTTGTTGTTTTCAGGCAAATCTTCGCCTATTTTTATCCATCTCATATATTACAGTTTTAGTTTTGTCATAAATCTTAATATTTGCCAAACGATATATGTTATTCCGAATAGCACAGATATTTCAAATCCTAAATTTTTGTAACAAACTGTAATCATAACAATCCATATAATTAATGCTATCACATCGATTATATAGCAAATGACTTTATCGTTTTTATAATCTTCCATAATTACAATTAAAATTGTTTACTTAGTTCAGCTCCATGACCTCGATAGTTTGGCATTTTACCGCCATACTCACGGTCAACTTTCCATCCAATTGATTCTAATTCGTCAATAGCTTGACGAAATTTTTCATCGTTATATTCAGTTGCGAGTACTTTTAATTTTAGTTTCATAATTCTACAATTTTTGTGATGCCTCTACAAGCATCATTGCTATCATTATTCCAAATCCAAAACCTGCTAACATTGCTATTAATAGCCATGAATAAAAATCTTTTTTGTTTTTCATAATAACCCTATTTGAATTAATTATATTTTGAATTAGTTTTCTGTAAAATAGCTAGCATTATCAATATAAGCCATTGAAAAGATAGCAATAAGCCAGGATATAAAAAACCAGCCCCAGC